TTGATTTAAGCATTGGTAAATATTCAAAACCATACATTAACACTCAAATAGCTGCATAGGAGGGATAATGAAAGCTAAAGACATAGACATATATAAGATATTTAGCAAAACCTTTAAAGGTCGTAAAATGTTTTCCTTTATTGGTTTTGGTGAATTAGGTTTAATGCCTAAAGTATCTAAACCTATAAGACAGACAGAGGAGGTCGTTCAAGAGGATATAATTGAGCTGCCAGAGGATCTAATAAATAAACTTAATAAGGAGGGATAATGAAAAAATATACTAAAAAACTTTTTTTAGATTATGCAAGTGCCTTTGATTACTATGATGAAATGAAAGAAACTATGCAATCATGGTCTTTAAAAGATTTCCATAAATTTTATGATTTTACTCATAAAGATTGGGAAAGTGGAAAAGAAATCAAATACAAGGAGGGATAATGAAGTGTTTAGATTGTGGATGTGATGAAGGAACATTATTAAAAGAATTTGATAATGAAAAAAATTATAGTTGGTTTGAATTATCAGAAATGACAGAAGTTTGTGTCAGTTGTGGTAGTGAAAATATTAAATTAGATAAGGAGGGATAATGGCAGAACTAAAAGAAGAACACTTTGAAGTTATTGATAAGAATAAGCAAAAAGTCTATCAAGAACAGAAAGAAATGAGAGAGGAAACTATAGAATATATAGGTTCTTGCTCAATATTTGACTTGCAAGAGGTATATAAATTAATAAAAAGGTTAAAGGATAGGAAATGAATAAATTAATCTCAAAATATAAAGTTTGGAGTTTATATTATAGATCCGAAATAGTTTGGTTCTTGGTGGGTCTAGCAATAGGAATAATTATATTTTAATGAAAGGAAATATGAAAAAATATTACAAATGCGTATATCAATTAAAAGATAAAATAAAAGACAATAGATGGCTTGGTGGTGGTGTTTATCATAATGGTACATTTAGAGGTTTTTTTAATTCAAGAGAAGAATGTATTAAATATGCAAAAAAAATAAATAATTGTAAAAAAATTATATCAATATTTAATAATGATGACATTTTAAAATTAGCGAAAAATCTTAAAAATAAATTAAAAGATAAAGGTTATTTAGTAAATGGACATCATGTTAATAGATATAAAAGTGATGAAGATAATAGGTCAAAAGCTGGAGTTGATATGATTTCTATTTATTTGAATAATGCAGAAAAAGCATACAAAGAAAAATTTATAATTGAACATAACATAAGAGATTTAAATTTTGCTACAAAAGATATTCCTTATGCTCAAATATTTTTTAATTAATGAAAGATAAAGAAAAACCTTTAACAAAAAAACAAATGGAACAATTAAAGATTATGACATTTTCTAATTGTGTTTATGGTTCTATAGCTATTAAAGGTTGGACATATTATAAAATTATAAATTATAAAAGAAAGGATAAAATTAAATGCTTGAAACAATTATTGCAGTAGAGATAGCTCTATTGATATTTTATTTTGCTACTAATTAATGAATATATATGGCGATTATAGAATTTGTTGTAAATGCCAAATGAAAGCAGATGTGGTTGAAAGAGGTAAAGATTATTGTGCTGATTGTTGGTTTAAATATTTTTCTGGCGAAACATTGGAGCAATACGAAAAAAGAATAAAACAATTGGATGAATTAAAAAAAAATGGGTAAAGCTGACGATATTTTAAACATTTCACAAGGTAATAATCTTGCCTGGATTGGAGATGGTAAACCTGAAAAAAGACAAAAAGATGATTTTTACCCAACACCACCAGAGGGTGTTTATCCTTTAATTAAAAATGAAAAATTTGAAGGTGAAATTTGGGAATGTGCTTGTGGTGATGGTGCTATTTCTAATTTGTTAATTAAAGAAGGATATAATGTTTATAGCTCTGATTTAATTGATAGAGGTTATGGAAAAACAGGAATAGATTTTCTTAAATCAAATAAAAAAACAAATAACATTATAACTAATCCACCATTTAAATTAGCTTGTGAATTTGCTTATCATGCTTGTCAATTAGCTGATAAAAAGGTTGCTTTGTTTGCAAGAATTAATTTTTTAGAGGGTGTAGCAAGAGGTAAAATGTTTAAATTAACACCACTTAAAAATGTTTATGTATTTTCAAGAAGAATAACATTTACTAATCCTGATAGTGGTAAAAAATCACATAGAGGAGGTATGTTAGCTTTTGCTTGGTTTATTTGGGAAAAAGGTTTTAATGGCAAACCTACAATAGATTGGATATGAAATATTTAATAATTTTTATATTAGTCTGTGGTTGTAGCTTAAAAGATTATGACCTTAATCCAACAACAACAGTATTTAATCAATTAATGAAAGGTATAAATGGCAAAAGTAAACCTAGATCCGAATGATGTAGAACTAGCTTATACAATAGCTCAAAAGAGATTTATTGGTAATTTAAGAATGAATAAAGGTTTTAGCTATGGATATGATAAGAACCTTAAAAATCAGCTCTATGATGGCTTTCTAGGGGCATTAGGAGAGGTTTCTTGGGCAAAATGGACTAACTCCTACCATAATGCGTCTTATACCGATAATTTGCAGAGATATGAGGATTCTGACTTTCAAGACAATATAGAAATAAGAACACAAAATAAAAAATCATATAATTTTTTACTGATTAGACCTGGTGAAAAAAAAGGTAAATATATTCTAATAATTAAAAATGATGATAAGGATTTTAATTTTAATATTATAGGTTCATTTATTTATAATGATAATTTACCACCTGAAAAACTATCTAATTTTGGTTATGACCATAGACCTGCTGCTTATAAAATTGAACTTAATGAACTAACACCTTTGGAGGACAATGAAAGACAAGATAAATTTTAAAATATTTAAACCTTTTGGCTCATCAATGGCAAGAGCTGAACTACCTTTAGAACTATTAAAAGATTTTAAAGACGATTTAAAAAAGATAAGAGCCGATAAAAAGAAACAAAAAGACCATGATTGGGGAGAAAGATTAGTCGGTCATGTAGCAGAAGAATATTTAATTACCCCAGAGATAATGCTTAAATGGAAAGCAGCTTTCTTTGACCCAATTATAGCCTCATATACAAACGCACATATAAAACAAAAGATTAAAAGTATCTTAATTAATAGTGCTTGGTATGTAATATCTAAACCTAATGATTATAACCCATGCCATAGACATACTGAATATGTACATCCTAATTATCATTTAAGCTGCGTTGGATATTTACAAATACCAGACTCAATGATTCCAACAGATAATGCAAAACAACATAATGACTTTTCAGGTCAGACAGAATTTATTGAAGGTTCTGAAAATATGTTTGCCGATGTTAATTATAGGGTGATGCCAGAGGTTAGGCAATGGATCTTGTTTCCGAACAATTTATCCCATGTTGTGTACCCATTTAATAGTACCAATAAAGATGATGAAAGAATATCGTTTTCTTTTAATGCAACAATAAATTTTGACACAGATAATGCACCCACAAATTGAAATTATCTTGTATATCATTTTGACAATTTTTGTATATTTTATATTGTATGGTTTCAATGCTTAAAAAAATAGGAAAAGAATGGACAAAGAAAGAGGAAGGTGGAATGTTTACTGCCGACCATTTATCACCAAGTCAATTAAATAAAAATATAGACCAATGGTTTTTTGACTATTGTAAACTTACTGCTGCCGAAAGAAAAAAATTAAAACCTAATTTAAAAATGATTTTTGGTGGTTTAGCTGGTCAAGCTATGCAAGACATAATTACAGAAAATTTAACATTAGAACAAGTAATGAAAGGTAAGAAATGACAGATCAAGTAATGATACAACTTGCAAAACTGCAAACAGAAAACAGAAATCTTAAACAAGATATAAAAAAAAGCACACAATTATTGTTACAAAGAGATGATGAAAAAACAGAATTACAAAAAGAAGTAGATAAACGACAACAATTGATAGATTTTTTAAATAAACAACTAAATGATGAGAGGAAAGACAATGAAAAAAGCAGAAAAAGTGCCAGAAGAAAAAAATAAAGGTTCTTTTAAAAGTAGAAGATTAGATTGTATATCTACTTTTGTAAGTGAAAATGAAGCTATGGATTATTCTAAAAATAGTAAGGAAAAAAAAGAATATTATACAGTAGCAGTAAGACATAATCATTTTGCAAAATATTTTCCTGAACATAGAATTAATACAGATTTAGTAGAATTTTTGTGTAATGAAAAACAGGTGGCTACTAAAACAACAATTTATATTGGTGAAGAACCTTACGCAACAGGATTAGCTTTAGAAAAATTTGATTATGGTTATGTAAATAAAACAAGTGCTTTAGAAAATTGTGAAACAAGTAGTCTTGGTAGAGCTTTAGCTGCATTTGGTTTACATGGTTCTGAATTTAGTAGTGCAGATGAGTTAGCAAATGCCATAATTAATCAAAATTCTATTAAGGATCAAATAAAGAAACAAACAACACAAACTAAATTAAATTCTTTATTTTCCAAATGGGATGAAGAAAATAATCTAATAAAAGGATTATTTGAACAACAAGAAAAAAGCATACAAACCAATGGAGGACAAAATGCAAAACAATGGTAGTGGTAAGCAAAAGGATTGGGTTCTATTTCCTTATGATGCCAACAATGAAAAAGCCATCAAAATTGATTTTTCAGGAAATGTTAATTTAGATAATGGCAATAAAGGAACAATACTAGGTGTTAAAGCTCAATCAAAAGATGGCAACACCAAGTTTGTTAAAGTCTATGCACAGGTCGGAGTCTTATTTAAAGGTGATGACAAGTTTACTGGCGAAATGAACTATCCTGATGCTGGAGGACACAAAGGTTTAATTGGTTGGTTAAACGATCAGGGAACAATACTTTCTGGTTATAAGAATGAACCTAGACCAAAACAGAATAGTCAAAAACCTAAACAACAACAAGCTCCTTTTTAGTTAGTTAATTGAAAGTTGTTATTTTAGTTTTGGCTTTACTTACAAGTGAGGGATATGTTTTACATAAAGTTAAATTTGAAACTACCCTTACTTGTGAGGAGATACATAAGTCAGTAATAAAATTTAAAGAAATAGGAAAAAGAACATATCCAATATATCAAAACAAGGTAGCTTTTGCTCATTGGTGTGAAGATAACAAAGGTAATTATGTCAGATAATGTAAAATTTATAAGTGAGATAGAAAGATTATTAAAACAAAAACAAAATGATTATGGACACTTTGACCATACCTCTTATGTAATGGTAGGAATAATGGAAAAATATCTATCAATTCATAATAACCAAGATGTTAAAATACCCTTGAAATTCTTTGGTTTATTTATGATTTTGTTAAAATCATGGCGAATAATGCAATCAAAAGATTACAAAAAAGATTCATTTGATGACATCAATGGATATACAGAATTATTGAGGAGGTTAGTCATAGATGAAAACAAGAACAACTAAAAGACCGATGACTCCTAAAATGCTTAAGCTATTGCAATTTATTAAAAATTATACTAAAAAATACAAATATAGTCCGACTTTTTCAGAAATGGCTAAAGAGTTGGGTTATAAAAGTAAAAATTCAGTAAGTGTGCTGATACAAAAACTAGAACAAAGAAATGAGATTAAAAGAGAATATTCTGGTTATAGTAGAAATGTTGTATTGAATGACTAAAGTAATTAAAACATCAAGCATAGAGTTAGCTGCTGATTTTGAAGAAATTTTTGATGGTGCAAATGTTGAGGAAGCAACGAAAAAAGCACACAATCAAAAAATGCCTAGTGAGTTTGCAAAAGTAAATATCACCGAACACAAACTTATTAGTGCAAATATTAAAGTTATCGGTGAGGTAAATGATGAGCTTAAGAAATAGCAACACAAGGTTGTACACAAAGCTAGATAAGGCACACAAAAAGATTATGGGTGCTAGAGAAAATGGAAGGCAATGTGTTATAACTCTGCAAAACTTTAAGGAATACAATCAGTTGTTCCGGAGAATAGTTGAAGCAGAAAATAAAGATGCTAGATTTTTATATACTTAATTAAGTATATACAAAAAGTTGCATTTATTTTAAGGGGTTCTATACCCTAAATGAAAGGAAAGACATGAAACTATCAGATAGAGCAAAAAAGAACTTTGTAGAAGATAATGAATTTTATATTCACATTGGTAAAAAAATTAAAGAAGCTAGATTAGCAAGAGAAATATATGTTCAAAACTTTGATGAGAAATTAGAAGTAAATGGATATTATATTAAGAAACCTGCAACGCAGCAGATACTAGCAAAAGCACTTAAAACAACTTTTCAACAAATAGGTAAATATGAAAAAGGACAAAACAGAATACCTATTGTTAATTTAATTAGAATATCAAAATTGTTAAATAAACCATTAGATTATTTTTTAGACATAGATAAAGAAACTATGATTCAATCTTTTATGTCCAAAATGAACAATGAGATGCGTAAATAATGTTTGTTCCTATAGAAGAAAAACTTAAAAAAATAATTCCTAATGTTGACCAACATGATGAGTTTGAATATTACAAACAAATCTTACCCAAGATGATAGCCAATGGTCATGCAGCTCATCAAACAATACCTGGATATAAAGATTGTAAGCCAGAGATAGAAGCATTTAGATGGTTTGATGGTATTAACATTCCTGTTCATGGTTATTGTGATCTAAAAGGTAAAGTTATTATTGAGGATAAATGTAAGTTTCCCAAAAGAGGTAGAGTTAAAAAAGATGGTACTAGGTCTTGGCTAACTAATAAGCTACCAGAAACTGTAGAACCTTATAATTTTTTACAAATAGATTTTTATTATTCTGTATTTAAGTTGCCAGTTTATATCTGCTATATCAATGAGGAGTCTTACAAAGTATTTAGTGCAGACAATTGCGATGATTTAAAACCAGAGAATATAGAAAAGAGAATACCAAAGATAATACAAAGATGTAAGATAAGACAAAACTTAATGAAGATAAGCACAGATCCTAAAGTTGTAAAAGATTATATTCAACCACAGTTTGACCATTACTTTTGGCGAAACGAAATGGAAGAAAATTATCTTACAGATGCAATAAAATTTTGGGAAAGTTAAAAACACTAAAAAACCCAGAAAGTGTTTTGTTGTCGCACCAATTCTGAAACACCCAAAAATTTCAATCGTCTAGTTTTCAATAAAAATATTTTTTTACAAAAAATTAAAAAACTCAATGTGGTATAATAGGTAAATAAAAAAAAAGGAGATACAATGAAGTTCAAATTAAAAGATAAAGAAGCACAAGCTATTGCAAGTGCTTGTTTAAATTATTTTGAAGAAGTAGATAAATTATATTCTAAAAACAATTTATCTGTTTATTGGAGAATATTGTATGATGACTTTAAAACTGGTAGTGAAAAGTTTATCAATCAATATAAAAATCAAATAAAAAAATAAATAACTTTTGGCAGTCTGAAATATGGCTGCCTTACCAATCAAATTTACTTTCATTTTCATAAGTCTTATCCTCATCAGCTTTACGCATACATTCGTAATGAGCATGACCTTTAGGATAAAAACTTACAAAGCTATCGCTATTTAAAATCTCTGCTGAACAGTATCTACAATTTCCAACTAATGTGACTATGACTTTTGATTTAACCCAACTCTTATTATGTTTTGGCATAATTAGGTCTTTTGCCTTTTCTTGCTTTCCTCTCTGCTTTCTTTTTTCTTGATACTGCTGCTCTCCTTTGACCAGAACTCATGGATTTAGCTTTGGCTAGAGGAACACATTTAGGATAATTTTTTCTTTTCTCACCTTTGGATCTACCACATTTAGGAAACGAACCATCGGATCTTCTGTTAGCTATATCAACCCAATTAGCTCTTACCCATGATCTTAAACCTTTTGACATTATCTTTTTCTTTTTTTAACTTTTTTCTTTTTCTTACCACCAGGTGTAATCTTACCTGAACATACACCAGAAGCATACATATTAGCATAGGCACTAGGGTACACTTTAAATTTTCGCTTTGCTGCTGCCTTACCTCTTGCACATAGTTTTGCCATTATTCAAACTCCTTTAATATTTTTATTTTTTCTTCTGCATTAGCAATCTTTTCAATCAACTTATCTACCTCATCAATGTGTTGTGGGTGTTCTCCAATCCCTACACTATTGTTAAAATAAATTTTTATTGTGGCATCAGCTTCAGATATTTGAGCTTCATACCTTTTTTCTAACGCATCAAGAATTACTTGTTTCATCCTGTATGTCTTTTCTGTACTGTAAATTTAGCCATCTTAACAGCACCTTTATGTGGTTTATAAGTACCTTTCATAAGTTTATATGAATTACCTTTTTTCATCCAATGAAACCCTTTGGGTGCTTTAACTGTTTTCATCATACTTTTCTCTTTTTCTTTTTTTTAAGTTTAGCAAAGTCAGCACCAGTTATTCTATCAAATGGTGCAGCCATTCTTGCTATCTTCATTTGTTTTTTACTATATTTTTTGTTTTTACCTTTTGGCATATTTATCTCCTTTTAACCCTCCGACCATACCCAACCATCAAAATGATTACACCTAATATTAATATTTGCTTTTCATTTTTTTATTTTTTTTCTTCTTTTTTTTCTTCATTGGTTTTTTCTTACCATACATAGCTATCTCCTTTTGTTTTTACGACCCATATACCAATCACCAGGTTCATAGTTCCATCTTTTACCATGATGACCTCTTAAATCAGCATATAGCATCCTTGCTTTAACTATTAATTTTATAATAGACCTTACCATTTTTTACAAGACCAATATCTTGCAGAAAATACATCTTTTGCACTAGCACATCTATGCCTTGCTCTAAAACTCTTTCTTCTAGCTGGATTGTTTTTTTTAATTGTCATGTTGGCATCGCCATATCTAATAATCTTTTCTTTGCCACCTTTACATGCTTTGACTACAAATTTTTTACCACCCTGTACTTGTCGTCTAGGTGAATTACATTTCATTTTTGATTTATCTATTGCCATTAGTCTATTTTATCAACTCCATTAAAGTATTTATAATCAAATTCTACAACTCTGCAATCATGTTTTTTACGCATGGACTTTTGTTTGTCTTTAAATTCTATAGCTTTTTTTTCAGTTTCAAATATTGTGTTGGTAAACATCTCATATTTGTCAGCTCTTTTCCACAATACACAATATATCATGCTTCACTTTTTGGTTTAGGTGGGGGTGTTATAACTTGCTGACAACCGAACTTTGAATATATCTGATATTTATTAGTTTCTGATCTACCTATCTCTTTAGTCTTGTCTAA